TGCGGCCCCAGTATGACATGGGGCAGTTCTTCGTGCCGGCGGCCGGTGGCCCCTTCACCGTCCCGCTCGGGCTGGTGAGCGAGGCCGATACGGCGCAGCCTCTCAGTCCTGCGAAACTACGCGGCCTTGGGCTGGCCGCCGAGGCCGACACCACCTTTAGTGTGCTGCCAGCGAAGTTGCGCGGGCTCGGACAGGCGATAGAGGTTGATGTTGCGCAGGCTCTGACAGAGAGCAAGCTGCGCAGCCTCGGGCAAGCCGTGGAGACGGACATCAGCTTCCCACTGGTGGTGGTCCACGGCGGGACGGTACTACTCGGACAGGCCATTGAGACCGATAGCGCCTTCGGATTGTTGGCAACTAAGCTGCGCACGCTCGGGCTTGTCAGCGAAGCCGATACGGCCTTTGCCCTCACACCTATCAGTGGTGTCGTCGCAGCCATCGGCGAAGCTGGGCAAGTATTCTCAGTCAGCGCCGAACCCCGGACTTTCACTGTCACGGCCGAGCCCCGCACTTTCAAGGTGACGTGATATGAGCCTGGGCCTCGCGATTAAGGATCCAGCGGCCGCACTGCCGTGGCGGATCGACTGGTCGGCTTGGCTGGCAGGCATTGGCGTGATTACGAACTCGACATGGACCGTGCCCACGGCGATCACCAAGAGCACCGAGGCCATTGAGAATGACACCACCACTGCCGTGGTATTGGCAGGTGGCGTTGCAGGGAATAGTTACACCATTGCCAATCAGATAGTGACCTCAGATGGACGGATCGATGAGAGATCATTTACTTTGCGTGTTATAGAGAGGTAGCAAGGCGGCTGTCAGCCGCCGGCCCACAAGGAGGAGTGAGAGATGCCAAGTATTAAAGTGTTGATGCGGAACGAGCGTGGCGCCTTTACCAAAGGTAAGAGCCGGCGCAGCCGCCCAGCCACTAAGAACTTCATTGCAGGGGCTATCAAGAAGCCCGGCGCACTGCGAGCCACTGCCAAGCGAGAGGGCTTGATTAAGGACGGACAGAAGCTCTCTCACGCTGATCTGGAGGAGTTGCGTCACAGCAAGAACGCCACCACGCGGCGTCGCGCTGTCTTGGCGGAGACGCTGGCGAAGCTGCGGAAGCGCCGCAAGTAGCTGGCACCCTGCGCCGCGCCTGGAGAGATCGAGACTGTGGAACAGACATTTGCCATCACCAATGATACGGCGGAGCCGGCAGCAGAGCCGCCGCAGGCGAAGGTGTCTGTCCAGGAGTTGATAGAACTCTGTGCTCTAGACAACGAACTCTTCTGTACCACTTTCTTCCCTCGCACCACACGGCAGCGCACGCCACTGTTCCACAATCAGATTTGGGATCTGTTGGAGAGTACTAGTCGTCTGGTCAACATCCAGGTGTTCCGCGGTGGGAGTAAGACATCCTTGCTCCGTATGTATACCGCGAAGCGGATAGCCTACGGCTTGGCGCATACCATTCTTTATATTTCTAAGAGTGAGTCGCAGGCAGTTACCTCTGTGAAGTGGCTCCGCCGTGCGGTAGAGTTTAATAAGTTGTTCCAGTCCGTTTTTAATTTGCGCCCGGGGAAGAAATGGCAGGATACGGAAGCGGAGATTTGGCAAGGTACCGACAACTATCCGGTCTGGATCATGGCGGCAGGGATCACAGGGAGCATCCGTGGTATCAACCAGGATGACTTCCGACCAGATCTTATAATAATCGACGATGCGCTAAATGAGGAGAACTGCGCGACGGCAGAGCAACGGCAGAAGATTTCGGCTCTTATCTACGGCGCGCTCGCACAGTCGTTGGCACCGGCAAGTGAGGCGCCGGATGCCAAGTTGGTGATGCTTCAGACACCACTGGATCGCGAGGATGCAAGCACGCTGGCACTCAGCGATCAGGAGTGGCAGTCCAAGGTGTTCCCATGCTGGACCGCTGACACGGCAGACGCTCCGCTGCGCTTGCAACGCTCTATCTGGCCCGACAGATGGTCCGATGCTACACTGCGAGAGAAGAAACAATTCTTCCTCGACCGTAACCAGCTATCTATCTGGCTGCGAGAGATGGAGTGCCGGCTGGTATCGAAGGAAAGCTCGGCGTTCGACCCGAAGTGGCTTTGTTACTATGAGTTGTTGCCGGATCGAGCGGCGCTAGACGTGGTGATGAGTATCGACCCGGTGCCGCCGCCCAGTGATCGGCAGATAGCCAAGGGTATGAAAGGGAAGGATTACGAGGCTTTCGCGGTGGTGGGCCGGCACCGAGGCGATTTCTATTTGCTCGACTACTCGGTGCGGCGCGGCCACGACCCCGAGTGGACCGTGATGGAGTTCTTCCAGCTGGCACTACGCTGGCGACCCCGCCGCATCTTCGTCGAGACAGTAGCCTACCAGCAGACTTTGCTATGGCTACTCCGCAAGGCGATGAACCATCAGCGGCAATACTTCGTCGTGTCGGAGTTCCGGGACCGCAGGAAAAAGTATGATAGGATCATAGATGGTCTCAGCGGGCCGGCTGCGACGGGGCATCTGTATGTAAAGCGGGATCATGCTGACTTCATATCTCAGTTTAATTCCTACCCGGAGGTGTCGCATGACGATCTGATCGAGGCAGTGGCAATTGCTGTGTCGGAGCTTAGCAAGCGGCCAGCCGTCGATCTGGACGGAGACTTAAACATGAGCGTGATGTTGCAGGAACGAGACATTCCGGCCCTGGCGCCGGTTAGAGCGGCCCCGTAGGGCGCCGGCGCGCGGCGAGGAGCATACTATGCCAAGTCTTACACTAGACATCAAGCCCGGCTCGGAGCTGAGTAAGAAGATACTGGCGGAGACGCGGGACCGAGTGTTGTTTAGTAAGAACCGCTTCCAAGCACGGCATCTCGCGTGGTCGCGCGCCGAGGAAAAGACACTCGCCTATCTAAAGGAACGTGACATCGACGCGAAGCGCCGGCAGGCCCGAGAGAATGAGGGCAAGCCTCAGTACACCACTATCGTACTGCCCTACAGCTTCGGGATGTTGATGACTGCCCACACTTACTGGACTACTGTGTTCCTCGGTCGGAGCCCGGTATTCCAGTACACGGGCCGGCACGGAGAGAGCGAGCAACAGACCCAGGCGATCGAAGCCCTGATTGACTACCAGCTACAGGTAGGTGGCCTTCTGCCGGTGCTGTATGTTTGGCTGCTAGATGTGGGTAAGTACGGTGTGGGTATTGTGGGGAATTACTGGGACCGCGAGGAAAGCATTGTGTCGGAGATCGTGGAGGAGCCGCAGCTTATCGTGGGAATGGTGCCTACAGGGCGCACCCGAAAGAAGAAGCGGAGCCGCCGCGTCACGGGCTATGTTGGCAACCGGCTGTATAACGTGCGGCCGTATGATTTCTTCCCAGACCCTCGTGTGCCCGTGAATAGGTTTCAGGACGGCGAGTTTGTAGCCGTCTACAATGAGCTTAGTTGGAATACACTGGTTAAGAGAGCGGACCAGGGATTCTTTGTCAATATCGAGGAAGCCAGGCGGCACACGCGGGGAGGGGGCGCAATGCAGAGAGTGCCCGGCTCCAGCCAGCTTGACTTGGCCGACAGCTCCGCCCTTTTCAGCGGGCTCGATATGGCGCAGACTAAAGCGTCGGACGTGGTGAGTATCTATGAGATGACTATTGAACTGATCCCGTCGAAGTGGAAGCTGGGGCGGAGCGACTTTCCCGAGAAGTGGGTGTTCACGACAACCTCGGACTTCCAGGTGGTACTCGGCGCACAGCCGCTCGGGGCTTTTCATAACAAGTTCCCCTTCCAGGTGTTGGAGTTCGAGGTCGAAGGCTACGCTTTGGTCAATCGTGGTATCTCCGAGATCTTGGATCCGGTGCAGCGCACGATGGACTGGCTAATCAATAGCCATATGTATAATGTGAGAAAGACGCTTAATAATCAATTTATAGTGGACCCATCGCGGGTGGTGATGAAAGATTTGATGGAAGGGATGGCAGGTGGTATTGTGCGAGCGAAGGCGGAAGCCTACGGCACCGACCTACGGGGGTCCGTGGTGCAGTTGCCCGTGGTGGATGTGACACAGACGCATCTGAGAGACCTTGGGGTGATGTTGCAGGTCGGACAGCGCGCGGTAGGTATCAGCGATCAGCTTATGGGCGCGCTGAATGTTACAGGCCGTAAGACAGCTACGGAGATCAGGACGTCCTCGACCTTCGGTATCAACCGACTTAAGACGGAAGCAGAGTATTTCTCGGCGCTGGGTTGGGCTCCGCTGGCACAGATGTTGGTGCAAAACTCCCAGCAGTACTACGACTTGGAGAAGAAGTTCCGGCTGGTGGGGGATCTGGCGACGCAGGCTGGTCCGCAGTTTATAGATGTGAACGCAGAGACAATCCAGGGTTTCTATGATTTCGTGCCTGTGGATGGGACGTTGCCGGTTGATCGGTTTGCGATGGCGGGGTTGTGGAAAGAGTTGTTGGCGTCGGCAGCGCAGTTCCCCGCTGTGTTGCAACAGTACGACGTGGGAAAGATTTTCTCCTGGGTGGCACAACTTGCCGGCTTGAAGAATATCCAGCAATTCAAAGTGCAGATGGTGCCCGATCAGCAAGTGCAGGCGCAGCAGCAGGCAGGCAACATCATCCCGATGCAGGGCATACTGCCGCCCCAGCCGCCTGCCGGCGCAGCGGCAGCCGCGGGGGGAGTAGGAAATGTTGGACAGTAGCTCCCCCTCAATCAGTAGTCTCGCGGAGGCACGGCGTACTCGCGATCTTATGTCTGGGTTGGAGAAGACTGAGGGATGGAAAGAACTCTGTAGGATTATCAGCCTGCGTATCGAGCATGGGAAGCTGCACCTCACACTTCCGTTGGATAACATCACTTCTATATTCAATATCGAGTATGATAAAGGTAGGCTGTCGGCCTACATGGACATTTTAAGGCTTCCGACCCACCTACGGGAACAGGCGGAGGTCTTTATTGAATTGGAGGGAGATCGAGACGATGGCGCAGGATGACGATGCCGTGCCCGGCGAGGACGACGGAGTTATCGAGGAGTTTCTAGACGCAGAGTTGGCTGCCGAGGGTGGCGCCGAGGGCGAAGCCGGCTCTGAGACGGAGGGTGTAGTTGAGCGGTCCGCTACACCTTCCCAAGAGAGGACGGTTCCAGACACTGAGCCTGTGGCTGACCGGGCAGCGGTCGCGGGCGAGGAAAGTCCTGATGTTGAGCCGAAGGCTCCAGAGGGGCAAGTCCAGGAACCGTCCTCTCCGCCTTTGACAGCTGAGCCAGCGGCGCTGCCCGCGCAGCCGCCGCAGCCAACGCCGGAGGAACTAAACGCCCAGTACACAGAGTGGCGATCGCAGGTAGAACAGAACCTCGCGACGCAGCACTATGCTCTAAGCGAGGAAGCCCAGACAGCGTTGGACGAAGGTGACAACTCCATCATCCCACAGCTTATGGCCCGTGTGTGTATGGACGCTATCACGGGGACGCTAGGCTATGTATCGGCGTTGCTGCCTGGCATTATTGATAATACCATGCAACAGAAGACAATACAGAGCGCGGCAGAGGATCAGTTTTATAAGACCTGGCCACAGTTGAAGGATCAGCAATATTCGGAAGTGGTGATGCGGGCAGGTCAAGCCTATCGACAGCTATATCCTCAAGCCTCCACTGACGACTTTATCCGGGATGTGGGTGCTCAGGCCATGGTAGCTTTGAGATTGCAGCCCGGCGGCGAAGTGGCGGCTCAGCCTGCGCACGAGGTCGTTCCTTTCCAGCCGTCGCGGGCTGGTGCGGCTCCCGGCGCGGCTACCGCTCCGCCTACCAACCCCTTCACTGCGCTGTTTGAGAGTATGGAGAGAGACGAAGCTGGCTAGCAGGCTGGCGGGCTAGCAGGCTGGCGGGCTATCAGCTATCAGCTATTTGTAGATGTGCCATGTGCTATATTAAGGTTTGTCAGGCTCGATGCGATGCGGTGCGCCGCATTGGGCTTCCACCACTGCCCAAGATTGGAAAGGACTAACGAATGTCGGCTATCGCAGGTCTTCGAGGTACTGGCAACTTTGCTACTGACGAGCGTCCTAAGAACTTCCGGGAGCTGATCCTTTTCCGCAATCCTAATGGTACTGCGCCTATCTTCGCCTTGATGGCGAGAGTGGCGAAGGCCACGACTGATGATCCTGAGTTCTCGTGGTGGGATGAGCCTAACGATCTTTTCCGGGTTCAGGTTAACGGGGCGCTGACCAGTGTTGCTACTACAGTGGTGGTGGATAGTCTCGATCCGAGTGTGACGTCGCCGGGGCTTGCTTACGGTACTGCAACGCATCTCACGACGGGCGATCTGTTGATGGTGGAGCCGGCTACGGATGTGGTAGGTTTCACGCCCGAGGTGGTCCGGGTTGTGTCTGTTACTAATGATACGACATTCGTGGTGACCCGTGGGGCGGCAGGTACGACCGCGGCGGCGATCGCTGATAATGCTTACTTGCTCCGTATCGGTCCGGCGTTTGAGGAAGGCACGTCCGAAGCTAACTCTGCGTCGCGCAACCCGATCAAATATAGTAACTTCACTCAGATCATCAAGACTAGCTACGAAGTCACGGGAACGGCTGCTAAGACTCGGCTGAGGACTGGTGATGTGCTGGCTAACGAGCGGAAGCGTGGGATGTTTAAGCACGCACAGAGTTTGGAGCTTTCCCTGCTGTTTGGTCAGAAAAGCGAGCTGCCGGGAGCGGGGGGCAACCCTGTCAGGACTATGGGCGGTCTTCGCACTTTCATCGGGGCGGCTACCACGACTATCCTGGGCGCTGGCTGGACCTTGAACGATTTCCTCGATGCGGCTTCGCCTGTGTTTGACTTTGACACTTCGGCCGGCGACGAGCGGATTGTGTTCGCGGGGAATGGGGCTCTGAATGCGTTGAATAAGAAGATCGCGGCAGCTTCGGGGCAGTCGGCTATCAATGTGAATGTGGCAGAGAAAGCTAGTGCGTTTGGGGTTAATTTTATGGAGTATGTCCTGCCACAGGGACGGCTGTTTATCAAGACCCATCCTTTGATGAACCGGCACAGCCTGTATACCAACTCTATGTTTGTGTTGGATTTCGGTTCCTTGAAGTACAGGCCGATGGTGGGACGGGATACTAAGTTTGTGGACAACATCCAGACTAAAGGCGAGGACTTGGTACGCGGCCAGTGGATTACTGAGGCGGGGCTTGAGGTAGATTTCGGTGGTCTGACCAACGGCTATATTGGTGGGTTCGGTAACTAACAGCACAGCTAGTGTTAGGAGATGCCGGGAGATGCCGTGATGTCACCTCGCACCGTGCAGGTTGAAATACCTGCGAAGACTGTAAAGAAGCTAAAGCTGGATCAGACTGTATCTGTGGTTATGGAAGGAACTATCTTGAAACTTACTTCTGCTAAGGAAGCGCAGCGATTTAGATTTCCAGAAGATAAGAAGGCCGGCCCGGCCCTAGCCAGTTTCCTGCTAGAAGTAAAAAAGACACGAGTGTCGTCTGCGAAGCCGAATATGTTCACAAAGCTGTCAGAGGACATGGACAAGGACGAAGGCTGATGATCCTAAGTGAGGCACAATCCCGGATAAAACAGAGACTTGGCTTCCGCACTGATCTTGACACGGAGATTGGCTTCTCGGTGCGGGATGCGCAGGCTAGACTGGAGCAGGAGCCAGAGTTACCTTGGTTCCTTCGCTCCCCTCTTACTACGCTGAGTACTGTCAGTGGGCAGGAGACTGTGCCGTTGCCGGCGGATTTCCTTCGAGAGGCCGAGGATGAAGCCTTGTATCTCTATGATGCTACCACTGATAATCCTTATCGAGAGTTGGAAAAGAATGACGTGGATAACTTGCGGGCTCTATGGCCGGGAAGCGGCGAGCCGCGGGCGTATGCACTGGATGTATCCGACTTCCGTATCTTCCCCACGCCTGACGCAGTATACACACTGAAGTTTATCTACATGGCAGCCGACAGCATACCGTCTAGCGGGGTGGAGAACAAGTGGCTTAAATATATCCCTGGGCTTTTGATAGCGGAAGCGGGGCGTGACATCGCGGCTGCGGTGCGAGATAAGGATGCCTTGGCTATCTTCTCTCAGGACATCGTGTTACAACGTCGTCAGCTTAGATTGATGCAGTCGCGACGGATGGATAATTTCCGGTTCGTAATGGGTGGCAGGGACTGAGAGAGAGGCTGGCGGGCAATGGGACTGGAGACTGGCACCTATATTACCGATCTGGTAGGTAGCAACCCTGTCAGCGCCACGGATCCAGTAAATCAGGGCGACGATCATCTGCGGCTTATCAAGAACGTACTGAAGAATACATTCCCCGGAGTCAATCGGGCTGTTAGGTTTTCTGCTGTCAGTGCGGTGAAGACTTCCGCTTTCACGGTCACGGCGGCGGATGAGAATACGCTGTTCTTGCTGGATAGCACGAGTGGGGATTTCACTGTCACACTGCCTCTCGCTAGCAGCGTCTTCGAGGGCTTCTCAGTCAGTTTCGTACTGGTGTCTAATGATATAAATGTAATAACAGTGATAGGTAGCTCGGGGCAGACTATTGATGGTCTTGCTAATGCGACTATTAGCCAACTTTTTGAGGGACTCCAGCTTATTTGGACTGCAGGCACTTGGAGAATCCTGGCTCGATTTGGCTTGCCGCATACTTTTATCAAAACAACGTCAAGCGATCAGTTTCTTTCTAATTCTACGGTCTTACGCGATGATGCTCAACTGTTTATCCCACTTGTTGCAAGTAAGATTTATCACTTTGACGCCATTATTGGTTTCAGTGGGCCGTCTGCCGCAGACGTCAAGTTTGCTTTCACAGTGCCGGCAGGCGCAACTTTGCGGTGGGCAGTCTCTGGGTCTATTAACATTGGTGTGTCAGATACTATAGTGCCAGGGTCAATTATTACTACAAGTGGAGGGGCAATCAGTATGGGTATCAATCCTACTGGACGGAGTGTGAGATTAGAGGGAGTCGTTATCAACGGGAGTACTGAGGGTAATCTACAGTTGCAGTGGGCACAGAATGTGGCGGACCCGGGAGGGATTACTATATTTAAGCAGAGCATGCTGCGGATATGGAGGGTTTAGATGGCTAAGATACTCTACATGCCGGGCACGGGCCGGATTTTAGGTGTTACTAGTGACCAGGATGCCGATAGTGTCCAGATGCCTCTGGGTGCAGCATGGCTTGCAGTGCAGGGGGAGCCTTCCGATATAAGGTGGCCGCTGACACGCGCCGGGGAGCCCGGCAGCGAGCATACCAGCATGATAGACAGCCGCGGCTTCATTCTAAACAATGAATTAGAAGGTCTCGATGTAGCTGAGGTGCGAGACAAGCTGGCGCGGGAGTTCGAGCAGGAAGGTTTGAAGCGTATTCAGGCGATGGTTGGTGAGATCGAGGACGAAGCTACGCTGCGAGCAGTGTTTGCCGTGCTGCGACTGTTGCCGAATGGCGTTGGCTCGCTTGATATGGATAGGGTGCGGGCTCTACATCAGTTTGCTCGGGTACGGGCCAGAGCAAAGCTGGCCGCCCTCCATACAAAGGCAGAGTTGCAGCAGGTAATTCCCAGCAGTACCTTTCCCTTCAACGACGGGGAGGGATGGGAATGATGTGGGGAGATATACACTCTATCTTCGTGCCGCTGGCCGCAGTTGTCGTCTTGGTGGGGCTGGGTTTTAGCTATGGTCAGGTTGTGTATAAAGTTCATAGTACATGCAGAGATATAGAGCGCCTGGAGAAGTTGTTTGAGATACGGCTAGACCGCCTGAATAAGAAGATAGATGAACTCTATGCAAGAGGGGCTCCCTATGGACCGAGACCAGTTTAGAGACAGTATCCTGATGCCGGTCCTGACTTTTCTGGACCTGTATTCGGCGGCAGCCTGTAAGTTGCTGCTTCATACAGCCGTGCATGAGAGTGGGGGGCTGAAGTATATCGCGCAGATCCGCGGGCCAGCGTTAGGTCTTTTCCAGATGGAGCCTCGGACTTTCTACTCTCACTGTAAGTGGCTAGAGCGGCCGCGCCGCCAGATGTTGAAAAGTAAAGTGGAGATGTTGGGAGGAGCTTGGCCGCAGCGGCACAAACAGCTAGTGGGCAACCTGTTCCTCAGCGTGGCATTTGCTCGGATACACTACTTGCGTGTGAGAGCACCACTACCTGATCCAGATGATATGTTGGCACAAGCTCAGTATTGGAAGCAATATTGGAATACCTATCGTGGTCGTGGGACAGTGAAACAGTTCTTGGCTAAAAATCAGTAGGGGCGCTAGCGCCCAGGCGCAGGAGAGCAGAGATGAGTTGGTTGTACTCGTGGGTAGCGCACTTGCCGGAGTGGCTTACAGCCATCACGGCAGTTGTGACAGCCGCAACGGCCATTACGGCCATCACGCCGACGAAGGCAGATGACAGGATTATCAATGTGGTGCTGAAAGTGTTGAACTTCCTGGCAGGTAACTTTGGTAAGAATAAGAATATGGATGCCTGATGTTGGTAGAAATTGTAGTCAGTGTGGTGGCTGTAGGTGTAATCGTGGGTGTGGCATACTTGTTGGGGAAAAGCCGTGAGAGACGAAAAGAAGTGGCAAGGGAAGCCAGGCGGTCGCGGCAACAGTCTTATGTACCTCGGCCTCTTGACAGCGATGTTGAGCAGCGGTTGCGCCGCCATTCCTTCTAGCGATGAGAGTTTGCTGACAGCGTACTCCCCGCCCTTCCAGGAGCGTGTGTTAGAGGAGTTGCGAAGCCAGCCGCTGAGAAGTTGTAAAGTCAACGAGGTGGGTGGGAAGTGCTCGGCTATCAAGACGATGATTAATGATTACTTGCAGCTTCGGGACAAACTGAGGGTGAGGTAGGAGCAGACAGTGGGCAGGGCAATTATCAACTCCGTGGCTAAGTTTGGGATTGTGAAAGACCTGCCCGCGCATTTGTTGCCACCGGGAGCCTGGACGGACGGCCGTAATGTTCGGTTCGGCAGTGATAAGGCTAGCAAGTTCCTGGGTAATGTGGAGGTGTTTTCGACGCCCCCGGTGGGGCCTGAGTGGGCGATGCCGGTACAGACAGCGAGCGGGAATTATTGGCTGTATTTCAGCCTTACCAAAGGCTATACGGTGATAGGTGGGGTGCATACGAACCTAACACGACAGACTGCGGGCTCGGATGTGGACTACACTGGAGCGATAGATAACTACTGGAGCGGGGGTATTCTGGGTGGCATCCCGGTTGTTAATAACGGTGTGGACGTGCCGCAGGCTTGGAACCCTGTTGATGTCACGCAGCGGTTGGTGGACTTGCCAGCATGGCCGCCGGGAGTGACTGCTAAGATAGTCAAACCTTTTAAGAACTTCTTGATCGCTATGAATATTATTGATAATGGGACGGAAAGACCACATATGGTTTGGTGGAGTACATCCGCGGACCCCGGCACTTTGCCCGCTACTTGGGATGTGCTGGATGCAACGCAAGATGCAGGTCAGTTTGAGCTGACCGACACGAACGCCGGTATTATCCAGGACGGAGAGGCGCTAGGTGACATCTTTGTAATCTATAAGGATAGCAGCACACACGGGATGCAGTTGGATCGAAGTGCCTTTATCTGGCGGCAGTTCGACATCTTTACAGCTACGGGCATCTTAGGCCAGCGGAGTGTGGTGACGGTGCCGGCGAAGGCGGGCCGGGCGCCGGTGCATTTCCTGGCTACCGGCGATGACATCATTATCAACGATGGGCGATCGGGGGTTAGTATACTTGACAAGCGGATGAGGAAGTTTCTTAACTCTAACCTGGATACGACATACTTCCGGCGGAGCTACGCCACCATCAACGGACGGAGAGATGAAGCCTTATTCTGCTTTCCTGAGAATGGAGCTAGCCGGCCCACACTTGCCATCGTGTGGAATTACATCGACAATACCTTAGGTGTGCGTGAGCTACAGAACGCAGCTTTCATAGGTTTCGGTCTCGTGGATCTGACCGCGGCTCTGACATGGGATGGGGTGACAGGGACTTGGGATGAACAGAAACTCCTCTGGAACACCAGGTCGTTCAATCCTCAGCAACAAGATATGCTACTGTGTGATCCTGTAGCAAGCAAATTCCAACATCTGGATCAGGGCAATCAGAACGACGGCGCCGATATGAATGTGTTGTTGGAGCGTGTGGGCCATACGATAGTGCCGGGGCAGAGCGGCGGGCAACCTATTACCTCTCTGCGGAGAAGGAAGCTATTGCATCGGGTGTGGCCTCGTATGGTCGGTGGTCCAGTGCAGGTACAAGTGGGGGCTCAGGAAGACATCACATTACCTATAGCGTGGGGCGAGGTGAAAAGTTTTGATCCTGCTACACAGAAATTTGTAGATGCGAAGGCGACCGGTAGGCTGCTGGCTATCAGATTTAGCTCTGCGACAGATGTGGCTTGGGATTTGGAAGGCTATGATCTAGAGATGGAGCTTCTAGGTGAGCTATAACCCGCGGCCGACGCCCAACAGGGTGGAGGATTTGCCAGGCTATCTACAGCAGGAGCTCAGTACCATCGCGGCCAGTCTAAGTGGCGTGGATGCGATCCAGTTACGCACTTTACACCGAGCACCGTCTCGACCCCGTGATGGGATGATTATCTTGGCGGACGGCACAGATTTCAACCCTGGGGCAGGAGCGGGCTTCTATGGTAGAACAGGCGGAACTTGGGTTAAACTTTGATCCCGACTATCACCTGATCGGAGTGCCTCCCAATCAGGTGTCTGAAATCTGGGATTATATACGCCCGGTTGTTATGGAGGGGAAGAAGTATTGGGAAGATTACACCACGGTGGAGCAGCTTTATAAAGATATTACACAGGGTAAGTTTCAGTGTTGGATAGTCATCAACGAAGGTGTGATTATTACTGTCTTTCTGACGGAGATTATCGAGTATCCTAAGAAGCGGGTGTTGTCCATTGTTTGGATTTGCGGCAGCGAGCTGGATAAGTATCTAGAGTGTTTCCTTAGCTATCTAGAGGTGTGGGCGGTAAACTTAGGTGTGTCGTCGGCGATGGTGACGGGGCGGAGAGGATGGATACGAAAGCTGCGACCGCTAGGCTACACTCAAGAACGGATTATTGTGGAGAAATCTGTGACAGATATTAGGATACACTAACTGGAATCTGCCCGAAGCGGAGAGAGGAGATTGTTCGTGCCTCAGAATAATTCGTTGCTTGCTACGGCGCTGGACACGTTGCTACGGCAACAAGCTGTGCCTGGCTTCGGCAGCACGCTACCGCTTACCTTCGCGCCGCAGCCGGGCGGGGTGGTGGGAAATCAGTTCCTAGGTGGGGGTTTGGCACCGCAGGATGTCCTGTCGGCTATCTTGCGTGAGAATGGTATAGGATTGGGCGGTGGCAGCTTTAAGGATTTGTTGCTAGGGCCAGTCCGTCTTAACCCAGAGAGTACGTTGCCAGGCGGAAGCGTGGCCGTGAAGTCTACGGGACAGGTGCCAGTGGTGCAGCAGAAACAGGTATTGCGAGCACCTGCGGGTACCGTACAGCCGCCAGTGTCGGCGCCGGCTCCGCTTCGTATTCCTGTGCAAGTGCCGCAGGCTGCGCTTCCTTCCCCACTGACACAACTTACCGCAGCTCCGCCTCCTATCCAGCCGCAGCCGCAGGCAGCGGCGCAGGCGGCGCCAGTACCTACTGTCTCGCCCCAGCTTGCCCAGACCAACAAAGTCAAGAAACTGGCTGATCTTCTGGCCCCGTCGCCCGCTCTGTCGTCCCAAGTGATAGCCTCCATACAGCCTACTATCCAGCAGAACCTGGCAGGTATCACAGGCCAGACACCCGCGGCGGTGCAACCGGCGCCGCTGTCTGCACATCGGATAGGAGATATTGTAACAGTGAATGGCCGACAACTTAAGGTGGTTACCGTGGATGCGCAGGGACGGGCAACTGGGTTGGCACCCTTCGGTGAGCCTGTAGGCCGAGCTGCTTTTGGGGGAGGTAGATAATGAGTCTAGGTGGTGGATCCGGCGGCGGTACTACACGGACTGTGCAACAACTGACGCCAGAACAGCAAGCGATCTTGAATCCTATCACGCCGATTCTTACCAAGTTCGGACAGACGCCGCTACAGCAGTTTCCATTCTCTACCATCCCCGGTTTTAATCCTTTCGAGACAGCGGGACAGCAAGCAGCTGCGGCCACGGCGGCCGGTGTCACACCTTCGATTGGCAATGCGTTAAATTTCCAGAACTTCCTGTTCGGCCCGGCGCTGTCGCCCGAGGCAAATCCCGGCTTGCAGGGAAGCATCGACGCAGCGATCCGGCCTCTCACGGAGACTTTCACGCAGAAAGTGCTACCTAACATCAGGCTGAGCGAAGGGCTGGCTGGGCAGGCAGGTGGTAGCCGGGGCAGAGTGTTAGAGGGCTTGGCTACCAGGGACTTGCTGCGCCAGGTTGGAGATACAAGTGCGAACTTGGTTAACGCCAACTTCCAGAACGCTCTCCAGCAAGCGACGCGAGGACTGGCTTTTGCACCCAGTGTGCTCCAGTCTTCCTTGTTGCCGACGCAGCTATTGTCGTCGGTGGGCCAGCAGGCTAGGCAGTTGCAGACACAGCAGTTGTTGGAGTTGGCACAGAGGTTCGGCCAGCAGCAGTTGCTTGCTTTCAGTCCGGCTCAGGCGGCGGCTAATGTGGCGTTTGGGTTCCCCGGCGGCGTCTCGAATACTAGGAGTGATACTTCTAGCTCGGCCTCTCCACTCTCGACAGTCGCCGGGCTGGGGCTGCTTGGCTCGGTGCCGTTGGGCATCGGTGGCGCGGAAGGTTTTGGAGGTAGTGTTATCGGTTCTATCCTTTCCGCTATAGCGGCGTAGCCGGAGGTGCAGTGATGGCACAGCAAGCTAACACGGGACAGATCGCGGCTTTTGATGCGGTCCTGAGAGCTATCAAGAAAAGCAGGACAGTCCGGAGGGCTGTGGCCAAGATATTTCCAGGCTTTCTTACAGCTGGGGTTAAGGTTGGGCTGAAAAAGTCTCTCAGTGCGGCGCAGAAACAGCAGATCATCCAGAGTCTCGCGGCTGATGGGGTGGATATAGCTCAGGTGGGAAGGTTTGTAGCCAATCTGCCGGGAACAGGCAGTGTTGAGACACCGGAAACGAAAGCCCTGGCTGAGATTGTAAACCTTCTAAAGGATCCTATCCTTCGACAGGCATTGCTCGGGCAGGAGAATAATCTATCCCAGGATGCTTTTAATAATATGCTCAAGGGCGTAGCTACGCTGGATCAGAAGAAGAAAGTGGTGAGCCAGCAGCTACTAGTGGGTCTTAATCCAGTGAAAATCTTGGCGGGGCTGCGGCGACAACAGCAGCTTGATGCAGCGCTAGCTCCGCCACCACCGCCGCCGAAGCCAGAGATAGCGTCTCAGGCTCTACCTGAAACTCCCCCACTGGGAGCTAGTACAGGTGTGCAGTTGGCGCCGGGAGCCCCAGTTGCTCCAGGACAGCTTCCTGCGCCCCCGACAGCCGTGGTAGCACCCGTACAGCCAGCTCCTGTCACACAGACAGCGCCTGCACAGCTAGCTCCTACCGTAGTTGTCCCAAGTCTAACAGCACCTATCCCCAGCCTACTCCCACAAACACCGCAAAATCAGAGCACCGAGGCTGCGACGCAGCAAGGCCCTGGTAACCTTACCTCTATTCCAGTGCCACTAGCGGTACCTCCAACCCAGAGTACGGAAGCCTCTCCACAGCGAGGCCAGGGCAATCTTACGCCTATCACACAACCACTAGCAGTACCAACGGTAAGTAATGAAGCTGCGCCACAGCGTGGTTTTATCCCAGCCGCTCCTGCAGCGCCAGCCCCGGCCGCGCCAGAGCCTACAGCTAACTTGACTCCCGCTGGCGTAGGAGAGGCTAATAGACGTATAGCTCTCAATCAGGCTATTGTTGCATCCACGCAGGCGCTAAAGCTGCTTCCCCCAGAGAGGCAGAATGAGATAAATAACCAGATACAGGCGCTACGACGTGCCGGAGGGAATGATGATCAGGTACTTGCGGTTCTTAATATAGCACTGGGGAAAGGTAGTCCACCCTCGCCGACCGATCAGGGTGCAGCGGTTAGTCCTATACGACAGGCTCCGCCACCACCGCCGCCGCCGAAACCTAACAGACCGGCGGGAAGTAAAGCCGAGGCGGCAGCCAAGAAAGCTACAGCGGCAGCCAAGGCGGCGACGCGACGGGCAGAGGACATCAACACGCGGAGTACTATCCTACAGGCGCTAGGTTCCATCTCTAACTTGCTCTCTGAGCCAACCTTCTCTCCACCGCGAGGTGTGTCATTGCCAGGAAGCCGACCGACGAATATCCAGGACATCAATGTGTTGCTTGGATTGCTTGGCCGTGGCACGGCTCCGGCGGCAGCGGGCCTTTCGCCTCTTGGTAGTCTTATCTCAGGCAGAGCTAAACCCTTCACGGTCAAACTGTAGCGGGCGTCGGGGCGCTGGCGCCTAGGAAAGGAGATATAATGCCGCCACCTACCACGACTAGGAGATCTGTGCCTATTGTCCCTAGCATCGACATCAATCCATCGGCTTTGAACGCTGCAAGTATTGGGCAGTTTGCAGCGGCGCCAGCCCCGGCCGTGCCGGCCGCTCCTACTGTACCAGTAGCAGCTGCGCCCGCGCCTGCGCCGGAAGCTCCGGCCGGAGGACAGGTAGTAGTCCCCAATTTCACCCCTGGTATACAGCCTATTCCTGTACAACCTCAGTCTCCTAACTTGCTGGAACGGCCAGACGTGCAGGCTGCAATAGCGGCAGCGGCGATTGCGCTGCTTAATAATCGGGGATTGGGCGGTGCTCTGGCAGCGGGCGCGGCTGCAGGCGGCCAGCAAGCTGTCTTGCAGCAGCAGCAAGATGAGCAGCGAAGAAAACTAGAGCAAGCTGCTATCGACCGAGAGAACGCTTTGAAGCAGCAGCGGTTCGCAGATATGATCTCCGCTGCTAACTTGGCTGTGTCGCAAGGGAAGCTAGCTGCTGCACAGGGAGCGGCTGGCGTGCCGGCTCCGCTGGGGCAAGCTGTTAAAGGAACTGTTATACCTCAGGGTCTTGACTTAGAGAGTGTCACCGGAGGTGGTGCTTTCTCTTTTGATCTTGCAAATAAGACTTCCGAGCTTTTCGGCGGACCGCCCGCAGATGCCAAACAGATACGAGATGTGCAGGCTTTGATAGCTTTTGGAATAAACGCTAAGAACGTCCTGGTGCGGCCTGTTAATGAGTTTGGTACCAGGGGTATTATAAGTCAGGAACAGCTAAATCAATTGCTTCCTACACCCAACTCTCCTTATACAAACGTCACCGAGGCGGTAGCTGACTTCCGGTCGCTACGTGGGCTGACAGAGCAAGTTATTAATAATATCCAGCAGCAGTTGCCGGTGACACAAACGGGAGCTACGAAGGATAAATTGGTAGGGAAGCTGCTAAGAGCTCAGAGCTTACTGACAGACATTCAAACTGCACTCAATGGCACGGGGTTCACTGACAAGCTTACAGCAGAACAGATCAGTCGATTCACTCCAGAGGACGTGCAAGTATTCAAGGCTAACGCTAATAAGTTCCCCGATTTGATAGATAGCCTGTCGCCAGAGGCGAAAAGCGCGTTCCAGCAGCGCCTGGACCAGTTGGGGTTTAATGGGTAGATGGCCAGTAAGTTTAGTTTAGAAGAACTGAATAGAAGAACCAAGAATCTAAGCTCTGCTACGGCTCCTCCGCCGGCGGCAGCGGTGCCAGCTGCACCAGCGATGCCTGCCACGCCATTTCCTACGGTTGCCGATCCGACACTGCTAGGTGCTAGCTCGCAGACTATCGAAAGCCGCGTCCCCGCCACGGTGCAGCCTAAGAGCAGTTTCACGCTCGACGAACTTAATAGTCGAGTGCCGGGCAGTATCGAGGAAAATCCCTTCAAAGTGGCAGGAGAGGCCGTTCTGTCAGGTATCCTAGATAACTTGCCAGTCGGAGTGGGTGTTACGACAGCACTACTTACATCTCTAACGGGTCCGGCTGCTGTGGCTTTAGGAGCGGCGGCAGGAGCGGCTACGCTACCTGTAGCGGAGTTCCTGCGACGAGAGTTGCAGGTGCCCCGCGCCGAGGACATCTCACCTAAATTGCGCGGCTTGTTCGCTGGCACTGAGCTATTCACTAGCGCGGTGCCGTTTGCTTTCCTGCCGGGCGCCGCCGCCAAGGCGGGGGTGCAGACTTTCGAGAAGCTGCTAGGGTCGAAATTCCTAGCTAAGACATTCAATCAGGCAGTGGAAAGTGCGCGGGTGCACCCGAAGCTCACCGCGGCGCTAGATATTAAGGCGTCGGCGCTGGCTGCAGCAGCACTGGGCGGCGCTACGACTGTGGCTCCTGATAATAAGCTGTTGCAACTAGGAGCGGTGGTCGCCAGCCCTGCTATTGGAGCCGTTCCTGTGAAAGCGGCAGAGTTTGCATCTAAGTACGGCCTCAGCTTGTTCAGTAAACTCCGGCCAGCGGGTGTGGCAGCGGATACTGCAAAGCGGCTTGAGAAGGCTTTTATTGAGAACGGCGAGGATCCCGCGGTAGTGACAGCGAAGCTAGCTGATGCTATCAAGCGTGGGCTCCCTGGGACACCTGTGCATGTGACAGGCAGTCGGACATTCAGGCAGATAGTTTCATCTTTGGTCCGAGTGGATGAGAATTTTGCCAAAGGACAGGCGCAGAGTATCGAACAGGATGCTAACAAGGCACTTGCTATTGCCAGAGATATCGAGGATGGGGTTAGCCCGCGGTCGGTGGCGAAGGCTGCCTCGGCTGAGATACGGAAAGCTGTGCTGGAGTCCGCCTTGATGAATAAGCTGAACGCAGCGCGGGCCGAGGTGCGAGCGCTCCGAGGACAGTTTACGCTTAATAAGACTGACATTGGTATCAGCCGAGCTCGGGCGGCTCTCAGCGCACAGGAACAGCAAATTGCAGAGCAGACGCTGCGGGACGCCCGGAAGGTGGAAGGGCAGCTATATGCGAAGGTTCCTAAGGAGGATACTAGAACAATTACCAACACCATAGCTGCCTTTGGGATGCTAGGCAATACACGTTTCTTCACTGGGGAAACCCTCCCGCCTGCGATTAAAGATGTAGAGAAATTTATAGGGCTGCTTACGGAGCGGCAGCTACAGAAAGCTAATACCGGCGAGGCAGTGCTGGGCGATCCTACGACCACCGCCCGCGATCTATTTAACCTGCGTACCAGCTTGTTCGAGGATGCACGGGCGGCTGCTAGTAAAGGGAAAGCTAGATTGGCCAGTGCTTTGACCTTCCTGGGTAAGTCAGTGGAGCGGGATTTGGAGAAAAGCCTCAACAACCCGCAGTCCAGCGCCGCTCGCGCGCTTACTACAGCTATCTCTGATGTATTCACCCGCTCGTTTGCTAAGTTTGGTGTGTCCAAGCTACCCTCGGGCGGCGCCGCTATCCCGCCGGAGCTACTACTTACCCGGGCCTTCTCGCCGGGGCGGGACGTAGGTATGCTACGGGTGAAGCAGCTTAATGACGTGGCGACGTTCGGTTTGCAGGTGGCTAAGACTACTGGCAACCAGGAAGCTATAAACCGGGCGACGCAAGCCGGGGAAGATTTGTTTACAATCCAAGAGACCTTCTTCCGGCTGTTTGCTTCCAGCAAGATTATTGATCCAAACACAGGGCTGTTCAGTGTGAATAGATTGCGCCGCTTCAGGAAGGATTTCGCTGGTATCATCGGCGCGATGCCAATGCAGGTGAGGAAAGACTTGACTTCAGCGGTGAAGGCTCAGAAGCTGTTTGACGGGCTTACAAGCAGGGTGGAAGCTAAGCAGGCAGAGCTTGAGAGGTCTATTATTGCGAAGGTGGCGGGAGTGGAGAATCCTACAGTCGTGGTGGATCGGGCATTGCGTGGACCGTCGCCGTTTACGGACATCAAGCGCCTGCGCACAGTGGCTAATCGCCGCGGCGGCGAGGAAGCAGTCCGGGGTTTGCGGAGGGCGATCTTCGACAGTGTTTTTTTACGCGCCGGCGACGTGCAGAACTTCTCCGCGGAGAAATACCTGTCCAGTATGTTCGACAAAACTCAGCCCGGCGGTATTTCTGTCGCGGAGGTTTTGAAGCGGACAGGGTTGGCTACGACTGTGGAGTTGGATCGGATGCGGGCGTTGATGGAACGGGTTGTGGAGGATACTAAAACCTTCGGTCTGACTGATACGCTAGATGTCAGTGACTCGGTTAGTATGATAACTAATCTCATGGCTCAGCTTGCCGGCGCGCGGCTTGGTACAGATATAGGTAGGGCGCTCGGCGGCCAGACGCTGGTGGCTGCCGGGGCGGTCTCTCGCTTCTTCCGTCTTATAGTCAGAAAGGTGCCTTTGCAGAGCAGGAAAGATCTGCTGCTAGCAGCTATCGACGACAAGCAAGCTATGTTGGACCTGCTATCTAAACCTAAGACAGCCCAGCAAAAGTGGCAGATGATCAAGACTTTGCATTCCTTCTTGCTCGCGAAGGGCTTTATTGATTTGCAAGATACTGCTTTTGGGCCTGTAGGAAGTCAAACTGAGGCTGGTCCAGCACAGCTCGGACAAGGAATAGGTACTCCTTAGATACAGGGGAGCTGGTCCGCCGCTGCAGGGGCGTGCCAATGCCTCGCTGGTAGGCGTGGTAGACCAGCTCCCCTAGTTGGTCTATCTGCTTCCCTGCCGTAGACTTGGCCTGCCTTGCCAAGGCGAGGTTTCCTACCAAGTATAGAATGGTGTGGGGCGGCCGCGGCAGCAGCAGCGTTTCGATGAACTCGGGAGCGGTTAGTTTTATTTCCTCCACACCGCTCTGTAAGCCTTCCTCCAATCGCTTCCACCTGTATTCTATTTGCCGCCGGGTACGGTTGATGATGCCCGCGATTTCTGCGAAGTTAAGACCCTCTGACACCAACCTGCACAACTCTTTGTCCTCGGCTGGCGACCAGCTGGCTTTGCCTGCCGTCATCCTCGTCTCCTTTCTACGAAGAAGACTTCCTTTCCTCGCTTCTCCACACGGAGAAACTGGGCATGGATTGCTGAGTCCACTGCCTCTTGGAAGTCTTTCGGGTTCATCGACAACATCGCATGGCGGTAGAGTTTTACATATGGGAGCTCGTGGAAGATATGAAGGAAAGCTAGCAGATTTTCCATATTCTTCGACGAGGTAGGCTGGGTGATTGATTTGAAAACCTTGTGCATATCCTTCTCGACTAGCTAGGAGCTTATCAGCTAGCTGGAGGTTCTCTAGCTCCAGTATCAACTCATTTTTCTGCGCGAGAGAGAGGACCATAGCTAGCTTGTGTAGGTGGGTTTGCTTGCGGTAACAGAAGTCATCTTGCCAGGTGGCTTCCCGGTCCTTCGGCACTGTATCGAGCAGAGTGTCGTACCAGTGGTGGCCCCATTCTCGCGCCTCCGCGGTGAATTTGAACTCCCCTTGTAGCTGAGCGATGATCTTAAGATCGGACACAAGCGTCCGCTGCTTCGCTTTATAGGCGTCCCGGTCGATTTCTAAGCCGGGGTAGGCCACGCTTTTCCGTTTCTTATCCGCGAAGATGAAGATCACTCGGGCTGTCAGCCCGCCGCCTATCAAGCTGTCGGGGAAGTTTGATTTAAGCCAGCTCGGTGTGGTAGCTCCGATCAGGTTGATCCAGGGATTTTCCAACACGTATTCCTCGTTTTTAAGATGCCGGGTCCATACGCCCTCGGCTCCGTCCCATAGGTCGATTAGGAAGGAAGTTAGCTCCGTGTCGGCGGGGCGCAGGAATGTACCGAGTTCTGAGACTGTACAGGTGATGCAACTGACTTTACGGATGTTGCCTTCAGGGTCTTTCTGCCCGACTAGAGCTTCGCTTAGACCAGTCATGAGACCTTGCCAGGTCATACTCTGGGGACCGAATTTGATATGCGGAACGGCGCGGAGGATGCGGGTGCCGATACGGATAGTGGTGGATTTGGTTACAACGCCGGGCGGGCCTACGAATACGATGTAGAAATTCGGCGTCCATTTGAAATGGAACTGGTCTATGAAGACATTGCGGCGGGCGGCGCCGACGAGTACGGAGATACACGTCCAGAAGTGGAAGATATCAGGGGCTTCACTGAAAGAGGTGAAATCCATGTAGCCTTTAAGCCAATCCTGCTAAAATCTACCCTCCGGCACGACAGGGCTCGGACTAGAAAATGGGGGCAGCTACTTGATGGACAGGAATTTGAAGCATCTCCGCGTACTGGAGTTCTTTTTTGATTCCTTTGCTATTCTCCCAACCGGGCAAGCATAAGACTTCCATCACGTCGCATCGCTTGAGGATAGACATGTCGATCCTAAGCCATTCCTTGGAGGGCAGCGGCTCCGGCCATAGGTCTTCGACCAGCTTGTAGTAAACTATCGGGGAGAATATGACGCGGCCGCGCAGTGTTTCCTGAGAGACGTAGAGCAGCGCCGCTTTATAGCGGTAAGGCTTCAGGTCTGGCTCTGCGTCGGAGAAAGGGGAGGCAAGGTAGATCATTGTCAAGCGTCCATGCTGCTACGCCGTGCATCATCCTGTCGGCGACAGGGGAGGCAGAGCCGATTGCCTTTGTGGGTGCTGAGGAAAGTCTTGTGGCAGCGGAGACACTGCCTGACCCTTTCCTCGCCGCGCCGGTCCGACTTAGGACGGTGGTAAGCACGTGGGGGGGAGTTAGCTGGCATAGTCGTACTCCTCTACAGGTATCATCTCACCCCAAGACTTCTCACTTACTCGGGTAGTCCAGGGGATAGTCAACGGGCGCGGGTAAGGGATGGGGAAGTGTAGACACTTCTGTATCTGCGGGAGTTCAGTGCGCAGCGAAAGGGGGATTTGGAAGATGAGTTCGTCGTGGAGTTGTAGAAGGATTTGACACAAGGGATAGTGGGCAAGTAGTTGCTGCGCGCCTTTGAAAGTTACCAGTGCGACAGTAGACTGGGGGATCCAAGAGAAGGCTTTAGACATAATATTCCAGCCTGTGAAGGTGCAACGATAGCCAAGCTGGTTTTGGATGTAGCCCCGCGTAGCAAGATCATTTTGTATCCGGCGGTGCCACTGATGGATGGCCGGGTGGAGAGAAAGCCATTCCTGGATAAAGCGGGAGGCGAAAGCATAGCTCCAGCCGACCTCCCGCGACAGCGTTTCAGCCTGCACACCGTAGTCAGTGGCGTGGATTGCTTGCTTAGTCTGGTGGTAGAGAGGCAGCGCCTTGATCTGCGGGTCGGACAAGCCTCGCGTCTCACGAGGGAACATCTTACGGCAGTTCTCCACGTGGATAGCTTTGCCCTCCGCAAAATCCTGCATCAGATCGGTGTCCCCGGCATCCCAAGCTAGTACCTGAGCGTCGGCGCCCTGCAAATCCGCGGAGATGAGTAAGTAGCCGTCGTCGGGGATGAAGAAGCTACGGATGGAAGGAAAACGCGTGTCGTCGGCGCGGGGGATGTTCTGTAGGTTCATACCTAGCCCAAAGTCGGTCTTACGGCTGGACCAACGTAAAGTTTTCGTCCCCGCAGGATTGAATTTGGAGTGTATGCGCCCGTCGCGGCCAACCCGCGCCGTGGCGAATGTAGAGTAGTAGACGTGGAGACTACGATAGAACAGAAGCTGCTCGATCAGGCGGTGCGCCCAGGGTAGGGCGGCGGCTACCTTTGGCAGCACATCTTTCCCCGAGCCTGTAAGAGATCGCAGCCGGCCGCGACGCTGTAGCAAGGAAGTGAAGATGTCTTTGGTTTGCTTAGGACTGTCATACCACGCGGCCTTGCTTTTTGTCCTGACCTCTGACTGTGGTATGATGCTACTCAGCCAAGCCTGCGTCTGCTTGATCTTGCTCTCTAGCTCGGCGGTGGCTCGTGCTTTCGCGGCGGCGGAGACACGGATACCACGGAGCAGCATCTGGAGAGCCAGCCGGACTTGCCACATCTGGAACTCCGACTGAGGCTGTAGGTCTAGCTTGCTGATTAGGCTATGCTGCGCCTCCGCGATCTCCATCGTGGCTTCCACATCCTTACAGTTGTATTGCCAGAAAGTTTGCTGGTGGGAGGTGTGACGCTCGTCTTTCCAGAAGACGTGGTGGCGGCGGTAGAGGGAGGATAGAAAGCCTAGGCTTTTACTTTCAATACCCTGGCCGCCTTCGCCGGGCCAACATAGATGATGTGCAACCATGGTGTCCCAGGATATACGGGGATGGATACCCCACCACCGATGCAGCACCTGAGCGTCGTATAGGAAATTCTGGCCTATCACGCTGCGCATAGACAAGGTGTCGCGAAGGGCTCGGACTATTTGGAACTCTTCGTCTTCCGACCAGTAAGAATACTGCCCACTTCTGGTGAATGGGATGCAGAGGATGGTGGGGCAGTCCGGCGCGCCTATGCCGCAGGCAGTGATGTGGTAGGTTTTGGAAGTTTCGAGGTCTACACATATCTCCGCTGGCAGCTTACTGAGGAACTGCAACACCTACGGTAGGTTGGGATTGATGAGATACTGGTAGATGGGCGCCTGCTTGGCATCGCGGTCTAGCATCTGTGGGACGCGGGAGCGGAAGTCATGCAGGATAAGGGGGCGGAAAGCTGGGTTGCGGAATGTGGCGGCAGGATGGTAGGTGGGCAGGAAGGGCAAGCCGGTGTTGGTTTGTAGCTGGCTGCCACGCCACTTCCCAATGCCCGAGGGCACCAGCACTCCATCTTTCTTTGTAATACTCACGGCCGAGGGCTGGAAATACCAAAGTGGATAGTTACCCAAGCCAATTATCACGCGGGGCTTTACCAAGGCTAGCTGCGTCTCTAGACGCTGCAACTCGTTGACTAGGAACTCATTAGGCTGGAGACCTCGGAAGATAGGACTCGTTGTGTTGAAAAGGGTGGACATCTTATTGCCAGCGGGCTGCGTGGCAGCCAGATTGGTGAAAAAACAGTCTGTGGTGTCGATGCCGGCTTGCCCCAGAAGCTGATCTAGTAGATTGCCGCTCGGCCCGACAAAGGGCTGCTGTTGCTCGGCTTCCTGCGCTCCCCAAGCCTCTCCGATGATAGCTATGCTGGCGTTGCGGTTCCCGCGTGTGCCGAAGAAGGTTTCTCTCATTGTGACTGCTTTATGAGAGTCTCGTAGTGCTCTGCCTTCCACTTTAAGGGAGACACGCCTGTCCCGTGGTCAATGCACCTCCCGGCCAGCCAGAGAGTGTAGTAAAGGCCAGTCATAGTACCGTTCTCTCTTTTTATAGTGAACACGTGGCCGGAGGGTGAGGCGTAGGTTTGTATCCGGGTTTTAGGATTATAGTGCCACCGACGGTGGCTTCGGCGACGTACCGCCCGCGGCGAGGCAGCTTTACTCGTACTCTGCTGTGGTTCCATATGCTTTGCTTCCTTTCATCACCCCGCCTGGGCGGCGTCGCCGCTAGGGCGGAGGCTAGTAAAGACAGAGTAGGGTGGCCATTGGCCACCCCACCCCAAGTAGAGCCTGAGAGCTTGAGAGCTTACAGCTTACAGACTATGCGATGCTGACGTGATGCTGGCGTGGTGGTTAGGAGACAGGATAGGCGCGGTTGACCTTATTATACACCATGCCAGGATCCTTGTCCGAGGTCTGCGAGTACACATCGACCAGGACAGGACCGGCGCCGCGAAGATGGTTCCAGTTCCAGGCACGCTTCGCATCGTTCTGCCCCAAGGCAGCACGCAGCCGACCGAGCTTCACATTCTTATTCACGCCCACCGACAGACTGCCGTCAGACTCCAGATCGGGCCAGATAGACATCACGGCGGAAGGGTTGCGAATGTTCAGGCGCTCGGTAAGCTCCGGGTCGTCGATGACGAACTTGATGTTCACCACTGGCCCATCCTTAGTCATCCTGACAATCGGAGGAGCCTCGTCGATCGTGGCGATGTAACGACCAGGAGGGATCGGGACATACTTATCGGAGAAGTCAGCCTTCACATCAGTATCGAGGAAGGTGTCGGGATTGAAGGTGTCAGTCATTCGTTGGTACTCCTACAGCTTGGTTACGGGTACGCCAGGTATCTACTACCTGCTCGAAGGACGGAGTGAGCCCAGACTGGATTGGGAGGGCTCTTCCCTTTAGGTCCATGTCAGCTTCCGCTGTGGACCAACTGAACTTGCCTCCTTTCTTCACTGCTACTATTACGTCAGAGAATAGGTAGGGTAGGACGGGCGCCAGTTTCTTGCCAAGGAATAGGGGGAGTTTGAGATGAGCCTGCGCCTCGCTGACATAGATGCGTTCCATGTGAGCGGTGAGCACGACGAAACACGCTAGACTGCCTGTGATGCTTTCGATGAAGCGGCGCTCGTAGTCCATAACGACGCCGTATTCACCTTCGTGGGAAGATGGGCGCTCGCCGATATGCAACTGATAGATTAGTGTGTTCAGAGATGACAGGCTGTCGAAGACTAGTGCCCTGTCGGGTCCGAAAGCGCCGACAGGGCCGAACTCCTTACCGGTGTTCTCATCCTCGAAGTTCTTAAGCTGCTGTAGCAGGAGCCGCATATGGGTGTAGGTATCGGGATGGGCGAGATTGGGGCTTTTCAGCTTCTTCAGACCTTCGTAAGAATGGGTGGAGAGATTCTGTGCGAGCCGATCTAGCGCGTCCCAATCCGACACCCCGATAGAGATAGTGTGCCAGTGGAGCTTAGACATTGGGATGTCGTATAGCCGGGCTGCGTCGATTAGGGATTCCTCGCCGCCAGGGTCGGTGATTAGGCAGAAAAGATCGAGGCCGGCCTTGCAGAAGGTTACAAGGCTGGTAGTTTTGCCCGACCCCGGCGGGCCGATTAGGAGAGTTTTGGTTCCTTTGAGCATCTGGCTAGCTCCTTTCACTGTCTGTCTGTGGCGTGGGCGCTGTGAGCTTGGCGTGATCCTGACTGAGTTGATGAGCGAGGAATATGAGATCGTGGAGTAAGACAAGACTTATAGTGACCAGGTGATTAAGTAAGATGTTTTGTCTGAAAGTCTGTCTCTGCATTATCTTCTCTACATGTTTTCTGAGAGCTACTAGTTGGTGGTAGAGCTGTAAGAGATCGTCCTCGGCGCCGCTGTCCGCAGCTTTCAAAGGGATTACGAAGTATTCCTTAGCCATCGTGAGGCTCCCTTGGCTGCTTAGAGGGATCTGGGGGGGAGGTGGAGTATCTCCTGGATTTCCAGTATCTTGTGCCACTGCCGTACTCTATTCCAGCACTGGCCTTCCATCCAACGAAAGATGGGTGCGGCGTGGATGACACGGCCGGCATAGACGGACACGCCGCCGCAAGCATAGCCGGTGTCGATGTAGAACCACTGTCTGGGAGACTTATCGGTGTGTGTCATTGTATCTCTGTACCCTCCATAGTAGGTCTTTCACAGTTTCTTCCACTTCCGACATCTCTCTGTAGTTTAGGACGTCATCCCACGCCGCAGGGTAGTTGTCGAGAGTGCACATAGCATTTGCAGCTTGGTCTATGGCTTTCTCCATTTGATAGAAGCAGGCAAGGAACTCCCGTAGTACCCTTTCTACCTCTTGGAAAGACGGTGGGCCGCTGCCGCTCGGCGGCGTCGGCGTCGGCGTGCTATTTGAGGCCATTGTATCTCTGCACTCTACGCAGCAGTTCCTCTAGTCGCACGTGCAAGTCGGCGCGGTCATAGGAACCTAAACCACCCATCAGAGAGTTCGATGTATTATAGGCATTGAATAGGATAGTGGTGATAGCAGTTATATCTCTACGGACACCATCGAGGAAAAGCAGAAACTCATGAAGCATCTGTTCTATCTCGCGGGCGGACGGCGTGGCCCGCGCGGCAGGCGGCTGCGGGCGCGAGCCCGGGGGATCATTTGTCACGGTTTTGCTTCCAGTATAGATATAGGTAGTAGAACATCAGGATGGGGAAGAAAGGAAGGCTAAGCAGTGGCATTGGCTGGCGCTCCCCTTGTGGCTGGTGCGGCTGCTGCCCTAGCATCTAGATGATTAAGCGGCTTCCGCGTGTAGAGAGGATAGTAGCGGGTCGGGTCGGAGATGGTGCATAGATCGAGATAGGGGCAACCGCCGTAGGTGGTGCATAGGTCACCGTAGGATCGAGGCCACTGGCCGGTCTTCCAGAACATCTTCATGCGTTCGAGCTTCCGGCATAGGTTCTGAAACCAGTCATCAATCTGCTACTCAGGGAAGTGTAGGCGGACTTCCTGGAAGCTGATCTTTGTCTTCTGGATACAGATACCTCGGATCAGCACACAAGTCACTGGGAGCCCATATTGGCGGACAGCCCATAGGTAGCCTAACAACTGCCCGCGCATCCGAAATGAATTAAGCCACTTGGGGCTGAAAGACCGGCCAGTGGTCTTCTCGTCCACTACACAGAGTTCTCGGGTGCGCGTGTCGAAGCCTAGCCAGTCCATCCGGCCGACGTATAGTATAGGTTCGCCCGTGACAGGCGACAGGACGGGAAGGGGGATGGCGAATGTGTATTCTACCGCGGGTCCAGTGCGGCTCTCATATACCTGCACAGGGTCCGGGGAGTAGTAATCTAGGTAGGCGAGGATAGCAGAGACAGTGTTTGTGAGATCTTTGGTCTCGTTGGAGAAAGTGCGGTAATTATCCCAGCTAGCGATAGCTTGGCGTGCTGCTGCTAACTGTTTCTGGTCGTGGTGTGGCTCTCGGCGTGCTGCTTCCAGCGCAGTAGATACGACGCTGCCACAGTGTAGGTCTATGGACACGCCGGGGGTTTCTAGGTGCTCGCAGTGGGAGAAGAAGAACTTCTGCGCACAATCAGTGGCGGCGGCTCCGTGGCTTCCTAGGGAAGCCGGCCAGGTGGCCTTCGGCCCGGCCTTCGGCCCTGTATCATCTGAGGGCTGTATAGACATAATTAGTCTTCCTCTGTGGTGGGGCCGCCGGCCCCGCCTGTGGTAGCCGCTAGGAAAGCATCGAAATCGGCTTCCGCCTGAGCGGCTGCTTGGCGGCGGGTAGTTTTCTTGCTGGTAGCGCGTTTAGCCTTTGGCGCCTCTCGTGTCTCTCGCTCTGTGCGGATTAGCCGGATCAAGCGACGTAGCGCGTCGTCCTCGATTTCTAGACCGAAGCTAGCCAGCTTCTCGATCTCGGCAAGCCGGTCCTCGGGAGTCATAGCTAGGATTTGCTCTAGCTCAGTCGCCGGCGACGAAGCCGTGTCAGTCTGTGTCATCTGTGGTGTCTCCTATGATGTCTGCCAGGGTGGCGTCTCCGCTCGCAGGGCTCGCCGCCGAGGGCGGGCTGGCAAAGCCTTGGCTTTCTAGTAAGCTAGCAAAGCTGAAGTCTGCTGGCTCCAAGCGGAGAGTGGGCGGCGATTTTATAACCTTGACGGTAGTCTGTTGCGCCGCATCCGCCAGCGGATGGTTCTCAGCGCGCATTGCTTTGCGGAGAGAGTAAAGCCGGTGGCGAATATGATAGACATCCTTCAAAGCGGGCAGTTGATGCTCTATCACTTCGCCATTCCCGGCCTTGACCAGTAGCTCGATCAGGATAGGGTTGAAGTTAGCTACTTTCACCGCTGGGCTCCGCCGGCTGCACCGGGACCGATGGTCCCGTGGTGGAAGGTGTCGCAGGAGTGAGAAGCGGCGGGCAGTGATACTTATACACGGGCACCTTGCTCGCTGGTCGCGCAGGCGCGGCTGGTATCGTGCGCGTTCCGACCTGTTCCCGGAGACAAATATTCTCGCGGCCGAAGACAAACCGCAGCTTGACCACGCCGAGATTCTTGGTGAGCACTAGAAGGGTGTCGCTTTCTTCTTTCCGAAACGTGCCAAGCTCTTTGGCGATGCGCTTGGCAAGGTCGAGGGTTTCCGGCTCACCGAAGCTGTAGAAGCTGATGTCTAGCTCAGACTTCCGTACGCCAAGGCCGGGGTGCTGTTGGAGGAAGTCGGCGGCGGCGCGCAGACTCTGGACTAGTCTGTCGAGGGAAGTATCGCAGGTCGTTGACATTTTGGTGTCTCCTTGTCTAAGGTTGCCGAAGGCGACGGCAAGTTAGCATGGAACTTTCTGGTTACGAAAGGATGTCACGAGCCGTCCCTCGACATCCTCTGTGTACTTGTCGGCTTGGTAGTCCTCGGGAGTGGCGATGCCGACGTGGAAATAGGTACGTGCTCGCCGGTAGGCGAACGGGTCCGCGGCGTTGGCCTCGGCATATAGCCGCGACTGGTGTTCGATTACTTCCGGGTAGTTGGTGGCAAGCCAATGAGCGCGGCGCTGAAGGTCCGGCGGGGGGCCGGACAGTATCTTGCGCTGTCGCTCTGCCATGAAGCTCGAGAAAGAGATGGACATAGCTAGCTCCTTTGGTTGTCTACGGGGTCTCGGACAGGAGCTCGGCCTCGATGGCGTCGATCCAGGTCAGCATGGCGTTCTTCGGGATGAGACAGAGCGGTAGGCTAACGTACTTGCCGTTGCCCCGCTCTAACTCTACAAGGTAGATGGAAATGCTGTGCCCATGGCCAGGTCGGCCGCTAGACGCTAGCGAGGGCGATAGCTCCCGCTCGGCTGGCTCGTATTCGTAAGATACGAGTATGTCATGGTCGTTGCATTCTCCTTCTACACAAATCTCGATCTTAGTGCTATAGGTTCCCTCGCGCATCTTTCGCTCCTTTGTTAGCAGGTGGATGGTGGGGGTGGTGGGGGGCTGCTGTTAGTCGGGCGCCCGCTCGATGGATAGATTGTGGGAGTACAGATATTGAAGGTAATCCTCTGTCTCCTGTAGATCTGCCTCTATCTTGGTTTGGTACGCCTGGGTTCCTATTTGGTAGTGGCGCTCTAGCGAGCGGGAGCTGTTGAAAAGTTGCCTAGGGCTGGTGTGGGGTCGCAGGATAGGTCTAGGCATTGCGTGGGCTCCTTTCTTAACGGATTTCCTGTTCACACTCACTGCAAACAGGAGCTGTCTCGTGCAGTTCGGCGCTTTCGCAAGCGATCACCTGCCAGTCGCCGGTTTGGTCCTTTATCGCGTCCTCGATCAAGCTCTGTTCAGCTTTGGCGCAGTGATAGCAAACAGGGGCTCCGTCGTGGAAGAAGAACACTTTGGCGTAGCCACCAGGAAAGAACGACGGGCCGGAGGCGAGTGCCCGGCGGAAGTCCTCTATTGTGTTGATGTTCATGAGAGGAGCTTCCTTCTGCTGGGGGTGGAGCTGCTCGTGGCACCAGGCTTCCCTGGCGGGTGTTAGGTATTTTCTAGCGTAGAGTAAAGCAGACGTCGGCGCTGCGGCAGCACATGCGTCTAGCCGGGCTTTTGTTAGTCTAGACGCGATAAGATATAATGCTGTGCCAGGCGCCTTCGCGGCACACGCATCTAGCTGTTCTGCTGTCAGATAATCCCGGGCACAGATTATACCTTCAAGAGGCACTACTGTGGTGCAGGCAACGATGCGCTCCGTTCCGATGATCTCTGCTGCGCCGGGCATGTTAGCTATTGCCCAGAGTGCCCAAGCAGGATGCTTGTTGCATAGCTCGTCGATTGTCCAACTGCCCGTTCTGAGATGGTCTAGGGCTACGCCGCAGGCCCCTGCACGGGCAGCGGCCTGGATATCGGCAGGGGTGATTTGGTAGGACATCACTTTGTCTCCCTTCCTTCTCTCCGGTTAGTCGGGAACGCCTGCAGTGATGAACTCTTCTATATTACCTAAAATGTCGGAGTTGACAAAGCCGTTGTTATCTTCGTAGAGAACGAGTGCTGAAGCTTCGTCTCTTGATAGGAGGCTTCTTAGTTCTGGAGCCACTGTGAAAAGATCTAGTGAAGACTTGATTATGGCAATGGCTTGGCCTTCTAGACTGACATTGTAATGTTCTTCGACTTCTGCACGGAATTTGTCCATGTCATGAGTTCCTTTCTAAGTTGGTTCTCTCTCTCCCTAGCTCGTCAAGGAACGCTTGCCGTGATTAGTTCCTCTTTATTGGTCTCGATATAGGAAGGTGCCGGAACGATCTTGCATAGCATGAAGTGACCGCATCGGTCAGTCCAGATTAGATACTTGCGATGATATTCTAAAATCCCTAAAAGCTCCTGCGGCAAGCCAAGTATGATCTTCTCGTTGGCATCGTTGGGATGTTGCATGGTGTAGATCATTGCTCTATGTCCCTTGCTCGGGGCCGCCTCGCGGCCCTCACTGGAAGGCGCCTAGCTGGCGCCCTCGGGTGAAGGTCAGAGAGATAGGCTTGGGCGTGCGGAGCACTTGCACTTGTTGCGGAGCTTGTCGAGTTGCTCGGTGGTAAGCTCCACGGCGGTTACGAAACCTTGGTTGTCTTCCCACAGTACTATATAGGTGGGCTCGTCGGCGGGCGGGCGGGCTGGCCGTGGGGGCAAGCCTTGCCAAGCTTGGATACCAGGGTAGGCGGCGAGTAGCTCGCTGTCTATCTTACAGACCGTGAAGACTGTTCCGTTGGCTTCGGCGTAGATACGGTCATCTTCCCAGCGGGAAAGCTCGTACCACATGCTGGCGACCCACCAGGGTTCACCTTCAAACTTGCCAGGGGAAGTGACGATGCCGTGCAGGCTTACGTCATACATCTCGTGGATTGTCTGAGCGGAGATAGTCATGGTTGGTACCTTTCTAAGTGGTGGCGTTGGCACCGGCGCCGGCGCCTACACGTCACGGTTCTTGTAGGACAAGGCACGAAGTCCCGAGCCTTGCTTGGTCACCGGCCTTCCGACTGTGAAGCGGTCGCCAGCGTCTCGGCCCGCCGCGCCAGCTTCGCGGTTGTAGATACCACGACTCGTTTTGTGGGCAACGTGTAGCCGTAGGCCAAGCTTGTTAAACTCGGTCTGTAGCTTGTCCTGTAGGATTAGGCCGTGCCCAGTGGCATCATGCGCGCGGCGCTCGGCGACTAGGTCGCGCAGGCGCTTGGCTACGGTACGAACCATTGCTAGCTCGAAATCGTAGCGGGCGGCGCGGCCCGCGGCTGGCTCGAAGAGCCGGAAATCCTGCCACTCGCGGCGGATGGCGTCCTGGAGGGTAGATAGCAGGTACTCCGCAAACATCGTGTGGGCGGGCTGGCCGAAGTAGTAGACGCGGTAAGTCTCACCATAGCCGGCGCTGTACCAAGCCCGGGTGCCAGTGTAGGCGGCGATGGCATTGATGGCGCCAATGATGGAGGGCTTGCGGCGAGCGCCTAGGTCATACTCGCGCGTGGCGTAGGGCTCGGCGGTGCCGGCGCCGGCGCGTAGATCGACCTGGGACATATCCAGGTCATAGCGTGCCAGCATGTCCGCGATACGCTCGGCCGCTAGTAGAGCCTCGGCAACGGTTGCGCCGTTCTCTTCGGTAAGCTGGCGCAGTGCGGCTATCCGCCGATATAGCGCGTCGATCTTAGGGGTGTTAGTGTTGCTAGGCATAGAATGGGCGCTCCTCTACTGGAAGGCGAATCTTGGCTTGGTCGATCCAGGCTACGCCACCTAGGCGGTGTAGTATCTCGCGGATAGCGTTGTCGTGCCGGGGCCGTAGGCTGGCATCTACATTAAGATAGAGATACCAGCCGTTGCGCTCACAGTAGCCTACGGCTGCTATATTCTGCCTGATCATAATCCAGCCGTAGGCGCTGGTAGGCAACTGGCGTGGCGGTGTGGCGTCCTCAGGGGTGGTAAGACCGTTTGTGATACCGCGACAGTTGGGGCCGTTATCTGCCAGAAACTCTTTCATGGCGCTCCAAGCAATGAGGGCTTGGCGCGGCGACAAGTCTATCTGGACACTGAGGATGGTAGACATTGCTAAGACCTTTCGTTAGGTAGCCAGCGGCGTGGGGCTGGCCGGTGAGGGCAGTATAGCAGGCGGCGGGGGCATGTCAAGGGCGAATAATCGTTGTAGATCAATGGGTTAGGCGGGGGGTGCCCTATGTTCACGATTTGTTCTCGGTGGTGTGGGCGGCTCGGCCGGCCCGGCCGGTTCATCTGGTTTGCGAGTGTTCACCTCGTGCGCGAACAGACCACTAGCAGACCATTAGTGAACCACTAGTAGACCACTAGTAGACCAATGTTTCCCTGTGTGTCCTTCTGAGGGCATCGTCCTGGCGTCGCCCTAGGTGAAACCTAGTGAACTGAGACGAAACCTAGTGAACTGAGGTGTAGCCTGGTGTATCCTGGCGTACTCTAGATGTACTCTATTATTATTCTAAAAAAAAAAAAAAAAAAAAAATAATATATATAGAATATATCTTGTTCCTGAAAACACCTAGGTTTACTAGAGTTTGCGAGAGTTTGCGAGAGTTTACTAGAATTTACTAGGTTTACTAGGTTTGCGAGAGGCGAAAATGCGAAAATGGCGGGGTCAGCGAAACACTGGTATGCTAGTGGTCTGGTAGTGGTCTGGTAGTGGTATGCTAGTGGTCTGGTAGTGGCGCCAGGTGGCCCGAGGTGCCACGTGGCGAACCAAGTGGACTCTCGCAAATGGCCGGCCGGCCCCGGCCCAGCCGCAAGCGGCGGGCGACCGGCCCCTGGCGCCCTCGTGACGGCCGCCAGGGCGCGCCACGCGGGCACTGACCATGTATGGGGTATGGCGGCCCCCGGCCGACCGCCAGCCCATGGCGGCCCCACGGGCGGGGAGGGGCATTTTTTTATCTAGCCCCGCTGCAACTTTCCTG